TTATGTAAAATTAATAATCTTTTATATGGCAATTATTTAATTTTAAATGATTTAAGTATCCGTTTTTTGTAGTGTAAACCTTATTATCAACATGGCTTTCAATTCCTCCATGCTTAGAGATATAGCCGTCTATTGTCAAATCTTCTCCGCAAGCAGGTATCTTTCTTTGTTTTGACGCTCCGCCTTTTCCGTATCCATCAAATACCCATTGCTTTTTCCCGTCTATAGTTTTTAAAACTTTTCTAGTCATTTTTTATTTGTTCGTTAAGTCTTTGGGTTCTACTTTCTATTACCTGCTCCGCTGTTGGTGCGACCCTTTCCAGTGTTTTTGATTGCCTATCTGCCGCTTTGTTTGCGTCTTCAAAATCAATTTTATCATCAAATTGCCTTTGGTTTTGCAATACTCTAGCCTTTTCAATGTCAATTTTTTGTTGCTCTAGGTTAATTTTAGCCTTTTCACTTTCAACTTTAAACTGGAACTCTCTTTCTTGTCTTTCGTTTTCTGCTTGTGCCAACACTTCTTCTTGTGAAGGCTGCTCCTCTTCTTTCGCCTCTTCTGGCTTAGATAGTAAAAACTCCTCCAGATTTCTACCTACTTTAAAAGGTCTTGCTATAAACCCTAAAAACTCGTTAAAAGCATCTGGCTGTAATATTCCAGCTTGCACCAAAGGAGTAAATTGACTTGCAAAGTTTGTTACACTACTAATAAACTCAAATCTTTCGGTTTTTTCTCTTTGTTGGTCAACCTCAATAGTGCTATCAGTTTCAATATCTATTGAAAAGGATCTTAAAATATCATCTTTTAATATTTCATCTATTTTTTTTACTTGGTCTATCTCCATTGCAAAACCTTTCAATTCGTTTTGTGCAATTTTCATAGTCTTATCAAATCCTTTTTTGGCTTGTTGTTTTAATAATTCTACTTGTTGTACTTTTTCTGCACCTGACAAATTTTCTGGCAAGTTGTTTACTGCTTCTTGTAATAGCATATTCTGGTTGTCTTGTGCTGTTTCTGCAATATCTTTTAAACTTACTATTTGGCAACCGGAAATTTTTGCCAACTCTTCTATTTTGTAGTTTTCGCAAATTAACTCTGCCATAATTTCTATAGTGTCCTTTATCATAATGGCATTAGCTTTCTGTAAAGGTTGGATTCTACTAATAGCAAAATCGCCCTTGAGTCTTTGTGCTGTTGCCGTCTCGCTCGCTATACTTACACCCCTAACAATATCAGATAATCCCGTAATTTCTCTTATATTATTAATAATTTGTGCTTTTTGTTGTGTTAAAATGGTTATAGTGTTAGCAATAGGGACTATATCTTTTATATAAATTTGATTTTTAATATCTACGGTTGCACCTCCAGACATAGGGGCAAAGTCCCCGTCTTCTCCATTAAATAAATTTTGAACATCTTCATTCTCTGCAACTGAATTATAAACGCCTGTATATTTTACTTGCTCCGTTAAAGATCTTATTCTTTCATCTAAAATATTTAATTCCTCAGCTTGTGATTTATACATCCTATACAAAGGTATAGGCAATAATGAACTAGGGTCGCTATCGGTGCCTACTGGTCTAGCTATAGGGAAGAAATTGCTTAAATTATAAGGGTTTTGATCTACTTGGATAATCTTTTCTTGTGTGTACCATAATACCTGATCGTTTACCTTGTCCCAGATTTCCCAAATTTCTAAAGTTTCTAGTTTTCCATCATTGTCCGTTGAATCTGGCTCTAAGTCTTTTGCATCTTCGCCAAACAATTCCAATAATTCTCCTTGTGTTTTATAAGATCTAAAAGCTAACCAATTTAAATCGTCCCAACTGGTCGCTGTATAATCTGTTATAAAATTTTTATATTCTATTCTTTTTAAGAAGATTTTTTTATTACTTTCGTCCAGAATCTCTTCTCCCTCTTCGGTTTTTACAACTTCCCCCTCTTCCATGTAAACACGAACTAAGCCTCGCCCATTGATTAAAAAGTCTTTTCTTGCTTTACTGAAAATGGTGTCTGCTTTTGTTGTTTCTAAAAAAAAGGTTGTGACTCTTTCTAAAATTTCACTAGCAATTTTAGCCTCCTCATTTTCATCTTTAAATCTTCTTGTTATATTAGGCTTTGGAAGTTTTGAGTACACTAAGGGGGCTAGTGTTTCGGTGTTAGCATATAATATATTATACCTGTTTACATCTTCCACATTATATTGATCTTTGTAAATATTTTCATATTTTTTAGCTTCTCTAAAATATTTCTCATGAAATATTAAACATTTTTCAATTTCTTTTTTCCAAATTTCGTGTAAATCTGATTTTTGTTTTGATTTCTTTTGGTCTTCGTTGTTCATAATTCTTATAGTAAATAACTTTTTTCTAGGTTATGTAAAATTAGATAAAAGTCAAGTTTATTCATAGTTCTTGTTTTTCTTTCCTTTTCTTATCTGGTGCGGGTTAAAGTTTTCCCAGAAATCTTGTGTTGGATCTGGTAAAGCCTCCTTTATATCTATTGTTATAGGTCTTGACATTGCTATATATCTGGCCACGTCCATCAAGTGGTCTTCTAGTGCCGTGTCTAAGTCCTCTGGCTTCGTTCTGTCATATTGCATTATTGGAAGTGTTCTTATTAAGTTTTTACAATCTTCAGTAATATACATTAATGGCCTTCCGTCTTTTCCTGTCAATCTTGTTCTTATTTGTTGCCAACCTGCTACCCTTTTGTTGTCGGCTCTTTCATAAATACATCCATATTTTGCCAACTCTTCGGCCTGTGTCATTCCCATATTTTTTTTACTTTCGTCAAAAATTGCTGGATCTGCAACTTGTCTGTTCATCTTTTCTTTTCCTTGTCTTTCCACCGTGTTTTTTGCTATTTCTGGCAACTCTATTTTTAAGCCTTTATTAGGTTTTCCTGTCCATCCGTAATACTCACGATAAAAAATTAAACTACCACGAGGCAATGAAATTTCTTTCCCCCCAATGTTTAATAAACTTCCATCACTTATAGCCGCCCACAATACCCCAAAAGGAGCAGAGTAACCCCAGTCAAAGCCTCTGATTTTAAACCAATCATGGGGAATTTCAAACCTTGGTATTATATGAGCATCTTTATTGAAAGTGTCAAAATAAGCTCCCTCGATAGCGTCCCAGTCGCCCTCTAGCATTGCCCTAGCTAATGCACCCCCTAAACCTAACAATTTATGCTTGTAATTAGGATCGCTTTGCGTCATGGTTGGGTTATCGTCTAATTTTGCAGGTATAAACTGCCTTGTCATTCCTCCTTCCTCTGGATTCATCTGATAAATTTTTAAAGAGTCTTTATTGTCTATAAATTCACTTTTTACAAATTCATGCCCCACCCCGCCTGGGTTTGATCCACAAATTATTCTTGGTAATGTTCGAGGTAAAAAATCTGGTGTGTTTTCAGGATATACAAGCCCTGCCGTTCTGCATCTTGCCCTAAGAAATTTATATATAAAGTCTGTAAAGTGGGTTAACTCATCTATTAGTAAAATATCTATTTCCGCACCCTGATAATTGTAAACGTCTTTCTCGTGTTGACAATGACACAAATGAATCATAGAACCGTTTTTAAAAGCAATTTTCCCAGTCGATTCATTAATTTTTACTATTCTTTTCTCAATCAATGGGGATAAAATGTTTAAAAATCCATTTTTGCCATATAAATGATTCTTTTTTAAATCTTCCGTCTTCCTTCTAAATAAATAAATTTGTATGTTAGGGATAAAGCCTGCGTAGCCAATTGCTAAAGTTCTCATACAGTGGGACTTGCCCCCGCCTGCTGCACCTCCATATAAAATTTCAGTCGCTTTACTTGTTAAACACAATGATTGTTTATAATGTAAATTAAATTCCATTCGTTTTTTTTAATAAACTCTTGACGGATATTAAAATATTGTTTTCTTTTTCTTTAATTGTCAGCTTGTTATCATCTGTTGTAATACATGAGTAAATATTATCATGCATATTGTTTATATATGATTTTGGCAACATATAGACTTTAAGATTAAAAACTTTATATTTTTCTAGGTGTGTTTTAAAATCTGATATTTTTAAATTATTTATCTTTTTTAATACTTCTAAGTTTTTCATAAAGTTTTATCTGTCTCCACCCCGTGGAAGAAGTTGCCTAATCCCTGATTTATAAGGGTTCAATTTTTTAGTTATTTTCTGTTTTTAGATTAAAAATTACTGGGATTCCATCATCTGATTTGTTATTTTGCTCATGACTTTGTTTATCTGCCCAACTGCCATCAAATCCCCCTTTTCTGAATCTGTTCTTCATGTGAAACACGAACGCACCATTGTTAAAATTATCTATAGCTCCAATCATGCCTTTTCTTCCTTTTTCCTCAAACCAAAGTTGGCTTAAAACGTTTCCTTTTTTAATTGTGTCTAAAAAATCTATTTCTATTGGCTCCAGGTTCTCGTTATCTGATCTTAATATTCTATAAAATGTTTCTCTTGTGACGTCTAACTCAGCTATTGCCACAATATCACTTCCCCCTTGTTTATAACTATCTAACAACTTTTTTTTCAATTCTTCATTCCACTTCTGCGGTATAACTCTTGGTCTTCCTAACTTTTCTTTGTCTTTTTGTTTTTTGTTTACTGCCATAAGTGATTAATTAACATTGTTATGTTTATATATTAAGATACTTTGTTAATTAGTCAATAAATAGGTTTTACCCTCCTCTTTGTTTAAGTTAGTTAATTTGTTATAAATATAAAGTTTTATCTATATAGTTTTACTAATCAATTCTTCCCTTTCATCTTTAAGCAACATTTGTTTAGCTTCTAAATCTTCAATTCTAGCTTGATTATTTTTAAAGCTATCTTCATATAAGTTAATATTAGCAATATATAAGTTAATTAGTTTTTTATCAATGTTTTTAATTTCTTGTCTTATTAATTTTAATTTTTTCTGGATATTCATTTTATTTTTAGTTTGAGTTAATTACAAAATCAATTATAACTAACTCTTTTTTATGTGTCAAGTAATTATTTTAATTTATACCAATTTTTAAAATTTAAAACTTCTTTTCTTATCTCCTCCTGTTCATACACATAATCGTAATAATCAAATATATCTTCAATATTAGCTACTTTTAGTTCTACAGCTTGCTTTAAAGTTTCCATTGTTACCCAATAGTCTTGATTAATTATTAATGTTTCGCCAATGTTGTTATTGAGCCATTCCCCTGTAATTATTTTACCATCATCATATCCATCGCCTGCTAAAAAGTTTGTACCTTCTGCCGCTTCACAATCTAAAAGTTGTTTACCGTCATGAAAGCCAAAGATAATATTTTCATATCCTGATTTTAGCAAGATTTCAACAAGTAATTCATTAACTGCTTTATTATACGCTTTTAATAAATCTTTTGCTTTAGTGTTAATTTTCATTATTTTTCATTTAATATATTATAAATTGCTTGCCTTGAAATTCCTTTCATTTTTGAAATTTTCATTATTGTATAATTTTTTTTTAATTCTTTTATATCGTTTCTGTCAATCTCTCTTGGTCTTCCTGCCTTTTTGTCTGATTTTGCCTGCCCTTTTTTAATTTTTTCTGAATGATTTTTATATTTTTCCATTTTTATTTTAAATTATATTCACTAATAGATTTCTCACAACCTACACAATTATAAGAATCTATACAATCGTCGCAATCTTTACAATCTTGACAATCTTCACAATATTCACATTCTTGGCAATCTTCTGATGTTTGGCAATTTTTACAATCTACTAATCTTATACAATCTACACAATTTATACAATCCTGACAATCTTCACAATATTTGCAACCCATGCAATTTCTGCAATCTGTGCAATATTTGCAACTTATGCAATTTCTGCAATATGTGCAATATTTGCAATTTCTGCAATCTGTGCAATTTCTGCAATTTGTGCAATCTGTGCAATATCTACAATTTGTGCAATCTGTGCAATTTATATTATAATTTTCATCAATAGTTCTTATTTCATTATTTAATAAATAGTTTTTTTGAAAATAAGTAAACTGATTAACATCCAAATTGGGATAGTCTTTTTGAACTTCTTCTAATGTTTTGTATGTAGTCATAATTATTTTTATGTTTTAATTAATTACAAAACTAAGTATAAACCACCCTTTTAATATGTCAACTAATTATTTAAAATGGTATATCATCATCTAATAAATTTTCTGGCTGATACCCGTTTGCCTTGGCTTCGTTGTGTTTATCTACCGCCTCAAATTTTGCTTGATTAATAGCTACTTTTATATAATTAATTGTTTTCCCGTTTTGATCCTGAAAATTATCAGCAATTAAATTAATTTCTGCTTCAAATAGTTGTCCCTTACTGTCCAAAATAGCTCTTTCTGTCTCTCTGTCTATTTGGCTTTTAAATGCCACAAACGGCAATGTTTTTGATATATATTTATCATTTTTTTTTGTAGAAATATTTACTTTACCAGAAATGATTTTTAAACTTTCTCTTATCTCAAAAGTATTTTTCTCATACTGGTTACTTTCTTTATTATATACATTTGCTATTCTTAGTTTTTGCATTGTTTTTATATTAAGTTTTTAATTTTATCTAACTGCTCTTGAGTTAGTTCGATTGTTACTTTTTCTTTTTTAAAAATAGATTCATCTACATATTGTAAAGCATGTCCATCTTCTCTGACTGCCTCAAGACAAATTTCAGGAGTTTGTTCTTTAACATATTGTAAAGCATGTCCATTTTGTTTGACTTTTTTTAAAGCCTCATCGCCTGAATAAGAGATAATTTCTCCCATACCTAAGTTTTTAACTTGTTGTAATGTTATTTTCATTGTTTTTTACTTAATTAAAAATTGTTGTTTCAAATCCAGAATTTAAAAATAACTTCCCAATTTTAACTCTTGTTTCATCTTTAATATCGGTGAATTGCCATTCCGCTGTCTTGTTTACAAAGCTACTAAGACCTCCAAAGTTTAAATTGTCTATTTTTTCAATTTGCTTGTTAAGTTCTCTGACTTGATCGTGTGAAATATTTTTAATTG